TTCCAGAACTTGCGTGTAGTCCATATGCCTCTCTGTAGTTTTTCACAATCCAGTAACCATAGAGTTTAGCAACTCCATATGGTGACCGTGGATAAAATGGTGTAGTTTCTCTCTGAGGAACTTCTTGAACCAGACCATACAGTTCAGAAGTAGATGCTTGATAGATTCTGCAGGGAAGATCAAGAAGACGGACTGCTTCAAGGATACGAAGTGTACCTAGAGCATCGACTTCTCCAGTATACTCAGGCATCTCAAAAGATACCTTCACGTGACTCATGGCACCAAGATTATAGATCTCGGTTGGTTTGATCTTCTGAAGCAAAGCAATAATATTTGCCGAGTCCGTCAGGTCACCATAATGTAGATTGAGTTGATCATAGATGTGATCAATTCTATCAGTATTGATCAGAGAAGATCTTCTCACAATACCATGTACATCATATCCTTTTTCTAAAAGGAGTTCAGCAAGATAGGAACCATCCTGTCCTGTAATACCAGTGATTAATGCTCTCATTGAATATTGCTGTTTGTTTTATTATACAAAAAAAGGAGGTTGAAGTCAACCTCCTGAGGGTATTTTAGGCTCGCCACTTGCTCTTTAGAGAAGCAAGAAACTCGTAGGGGTATCCCGACCAGTGCTGTTATAGACCATCCGTGTCTTCTTTGATGTAACAAGGAACCGTCTCAGGGTCCAACCACTTAGTGTATTCAAAATCTTCAATAGCAGTCAGAAGTTGCATCTGATTGTCTAAAAGATACATGTCACGATACCGTTTGGTATACGAGTCTGCTTTTTGAATGCGATAGTCTGGCATACCATTGATTTCTAAGATGCCAGACTTAACATAACGATAGGGAAAACGTTCGAAAATGACTTCAAGCTTCTGCATTTTCTTCGAAGATAATGCCTTCAGAGTAGAGGTCTGTGTAGAGAGCATCGAGAAGGATTTCGTAGTCATCGTATGGATCGTAGGTAAATTCTACACCATTTTCAGAATAAAACTTATAAAGTTTTTTGTAGATCTTCGGATGCTGACGATCTAAATCTAGTTTGTTTTCTACTGCGTCAGTAAGAAGATGAAGACTTTTCTTAAACTTAGTGACAACCGAACTGCGAGACATTGGTTTGATTGATTACTCTGCTATTATAATACTGAAAGGGAGTTGTGGTCAACCCCCCTTGGACAATATTTAGAGTGTCACTTCTTATTTGATGCAAGAGATTTCCTGGGCACTTTGTATTGGAACTGATCCTTCAAATCGTAAACCAGTTCATAGTTCTCAGTCAACACATAATACCCAGTAAGGTTTTTTCCATCGTCTAGCCAACCATAACTAATAACCCGTTCATTCACATCACGAAGATCAATTTTCTTATCTGTGTTGAGATAGTGGTTGAATTTCTGATGGAGGTTGATCATCGTTCCTCGAAGTTTAATTTTCGGACTTTTCGTTTCCGTCTGTCCTCTTGGTATTTTAGGTCAGCATTTGACAATATTGAACTGTTCTTAATATTATCTACAGAATTGAGCAATACAACTTTAGACAAATCAGTAGCAGTGATTTTATCACCTATGATTGTAGTCATGTTTGAGCATCCACATGACTGTGTTTTATTATTAGCAACCAGTTCTCTGTTGCATTCTTTACATCTTACGGATAACATTTGAGATCATTTAACCTCCTTTAAATGGGAAATACTGGATTCGAACCAGTGACTTATTGCTTGTAAGGCAACCACTCTACCGCTGAGTTAATCTCCCTGGAGCGGGATATCGGATTCGAACCGACGACATTCAGCTTGGAAGGCTGACGTTCTACCACTGAACTAATCCCGCAAAAAATCATTCAACAGAATGAATATACATGTTGAATGCAAAAGTCTTTCTCATTATATCAGACTTGTGTACTGATACACCATGATAAATGTGAGAGGGGAACAGAATAAGATCACCAGTAGAAAGTTTAGGTCTATAGGTATCTTGTGCTGTCATACTACTTCCACATTCTTGTTGTGGAAAGACTTTTCGTAACCAAGCATCAGGATAATCAGAACTGTGTCTGTCTAGAAAATAAAACTGTGCGAAGTTTACTCCAGAATTCATAATGAATACAGCAGACACATCTTGAAAGTGTTGATGTGCTTCTTGGAAACCTCCTTTATTATAGCATGAAATCCATCCACCAGCATCTAATTGATAATTAATTTTGACACCGATATCGTCAGAAAATCTTCGAAGGCATGGACCAATGTAAGATTGAATCCAAGAGATGTCATCAAGCATTTTAACATCTACATTACAAAGATCATTCCAACCACAAGGACGATTACTAGCTGTTTCTAATCTTTCTTCAAGTTTAGAAATTAACTCTTTGTATTTTGGAACTCTGTATTGACCAAAGATGGGTCCGTAGAATAATCTATTAAGCACCAGTCCACATAGTATTAGGATCAAACTTGGGTTTGGAAACCTCTGCCCAATCTTTCTCAAAGATTTCCATGCCTTTATCGGTGAGAATGTGGTTGTACATATCCTCAAAGACTTTAGGTGGCATCGTTACAACCTCAGCACCATTGTACCAGGAACGAACGGCACGTTGAACAGTGCGTATAGAAGCAGAAAGAACCTGAGTCTTTACTCCTTGTACTTGATAAAGTCCTGCGATAGACCTCAGTACTTCTAGTCCTGCGACTGATTGGTCATCGAGTCGTCCCACAAACGGGCTGACATAAGTAGCACCTGCCTTAGCAGCAAGAACTGCTTGAGCAGCAGAAAAGATGAGCGTGACATTTGTTTTGATACCGTCTTGAGAAAGATAACGACATGTCATCAATCCATCGTGAGTGCAAGGGATCTTGATGGTAGCAACATCACCAAACTTTTTGCTGAGACGACGACCTTCTTCCAGCATCTCAGTCCAGTTACCCATGACTTCCATGCTGATGTCTTTGACACCAATCTTTACGATCTCTTGGTAGACTTCTTCTGGATCTTTACCACTCTTCATAATAAGAGTGGGGTTGGTAGTAACACCATCAACCAGACCAGTGTTAAAATGCCGTGCGATTACTCCTGTGTCAGCAGTATCGAGAAAGATTTTCATGACAATGATTTCTCACTTGCATATTATATAGCCTAATCTCTCTGACGCCAATCATCTGGTTTATCTCTTGTAAACCAATCTACAATTTCATCAGCAGATTGAAACCCCGTTGAGTGATTAGATGGGTCGGGGTCTCCTAGTCCCATCTTATTCATAAAATCGTCAAGACCACCTTCCTCCATATCTGGATTAGCAGCTTGTCGTCTTGCTTTGTTCAACCATTCTCTAGCAGTTGTATTGGCTTTTGCCAACTTCTCTGCCCAGATCATATCTTCTAACCCTACGTCTTTCCCTTCAGCAATACAACTGCAAATGGATTCCAGTCTTTTCCGATATTGAGTTGACAACATACAGCAAACTCTCCAATAAGGATTAGTTAACATAACCCTTTGTTCACCTTATATTTAGAGCCACAAGTCGGACTTGAACCGACGACCTACGGTTTACAAAACCGTTGCTCTATCCAGCTGAGCTATAGTGGCAAGGCTCCTCCACCTGGGCTCGAACCAGGGACATGGTGATTAACAGTCACCCGCTCTACCGACTGAGCTATAGAGGATTACGGACGTTTTTCTAACATGTATTCAACTGTGGTTGCGATGTCATTCATTGCTGTTCTAAGATCTGGTCTTTGACCTGATTCCATCCAGCAAGTAGTACGACGACCGTCAGTTAAAGTCCATCTCCATAGAGACATACTTGAACAATACCACAGTTTAATATTCATGTGCTCCCTTTTCAAAGACATAGTATCTAGGAAAGATGGAGCAACGTCTCAGGAGGGATTCGAACCCCCGACCAACTGCTTAGAAGGCAGATGCTCTATCCTGCTGAGCTACTGAGACAACGGAGAGAGAGGGATTCGAACCCTCGTAGAGGTTACCCCCTAACAGCATTTCCAGTGCTGCTCCTTCAACCACTCGGACACCTCTCCAAGTGATAGGTATATTATATATCAGAATGCCTGAGAAGTCAAACAAGAACTAGCTTCTTTACATACTGATAAGAGTAATGCTCACGATTACCCTTGATACCCCAACCTAACCAATAGTAGGCACCCACCATATACTGATGAACTGGTTGTCCACGTCCTTCAAACTCGGGAAGAATACTTTGGAATTGAGACTCATTAATCATGTAACGAGTCTGACCTTCAAGTGAGGAAGGATCGCAATTATACTTCCTACAAAAAGATCCAAGACCATTATACCGTGCAACAGTGGTCCATTGAATTAGACCATATCCACCACGACGACATTGATGATAGGGAACAATAGCACCACCCTCACATACATTAGGACGGAACCCAGACTCAGATTTAATATTCCCCATGATCGTTGCCAAAGCATTACGATCAGAAATATTTGTCCTTTCTTGCAGTGTCTTCAAAACATACTGTTCATTAGGATTGCAACCAGGACATTGCCAGGTCTTCTCCACAACTTCTAACTTGATTGCCTTCTTCTCATTGACAGTTACATCAACGGGAGGAGGATTCTTAATTTCACTGATGCTTGGATATGCACAAGCAGCAACGGGAATAGTCAGAACAAGTGGAGCAAGTAATTTCTTAAGCATTTAGATCGTTGAATTCATCATCCACTTCGGTGAGTGGCACAAAGTAGTCCTTGCGATAGTACCTGCCAAGAATGTTACTATTGTAGTATGCAGGGGTTCCATCTGTCAAGGACTCGGTAAGGACATTATGAAGGAACAGTTGCCTAGTCTCTTCGAAATTGACCTTACCTTGGGTCTTATGTAGGCTCAGTATTTCTCGTTTGAAAGCAGAGTTCCCCAACTCTTTTCTTTCAGCATTAAGCTCATCAGAGCTGCCATAGTATTTTTTCCAGTCACTTTCAGACGTAACCTTTCTGTTTCCACCTCTAGGCTTTCTACGTTGCCAGAAGTATTTCCTTCCGATGTACTTCTTCCCGTTGGTGAGATTGGTAATACGGTAAACAAACCCAAAGTAGTCCCCAATACAGCTCCCGTCAAAATAGGACCCGTTATATTCCCAGGGATTTTCATAATCGCACATCCATGTTTCTTAATGATATTAGATATTATTTATCTTCAACCCTGACAGAGTTATTCTACTCATAAAAAAGCACCCTGTCAAGGGTGCCTTAAGGTTATGTTAGAAGTTATCAACGACCCATTGCTTTCTTACGAATGGTAGCAAAGTAGATCTTCTTACCTTCTTCTTTACCATACTGCTTCTTCATAGAAGCCTTCATGCCAGAGTCATCATACTTCTTCTTTAACTTCTCTTCCTTTGCTTTGTCGGCAGCAGTCATCTCTCTTTCGGTCAAGATGTTTTCGATCTCTTCCTCAGTGAGTTCCATCATGACTTCTTCTGCTTCATCGATAGAGCATACGTCGTGCTCCAGGAGATAGTCCAGAACGATGTCAAACTCGGTGTCTTCACCAAGTCTGGTAGCTGCAGCACCAGCAACGTTAGAGACCCCTCTGGCAGTCTTTCCGACTGCTTTCTTCAGTCCAGACTTGATGGCACTACCAACTCTTCTGAGAAGACCTCTCTTGCGGGTTTGGGTGCCACTGTCAGAAGATCCACCACCAGAAGAGGAAGAACTGCTAGAGGAGGAACCACCACTAGAAGAACCACTAGACTTGCTTTCACCACCACGGACATCTTTCAGAAGAGAATCAAGTTTTCCTTTTGTACCATCATCAGAAGAGGACTTTGCTTGAGGCTTGGTCTTTGCCATTGCCTCTCTCTTTGCCTTGATGCGTCCTGCTTCGAAACCACCCTTGGCAGCACCAGCAACCTCACCTGCGGCAGCAGCACCCTTAACGGCAGCTCTCTTGGCAAGAGAAGCACCACCTCTAGCAGCTGCTCCAACTGCCTTAGCAGCAGTGCCAGCACCCTTCTTAGCAGCACTAGCAGCTTTCTTTGCTGCTTCGGCAGCACGACCACCAGCAGCACTGCCAGCAGACTTAACGGCACCAGCAGCCTTCTTCATAGCACCCATGACCCTTGCCTTTCTTTGAGCACGGGCATTTGCCTTGGATGTAGCAACAGCAGAAGCATAACGATCTGCCTCCATCAGCATATCATCAAAGTATTCTGCTGCTTCAGTCAGGATGTCCTCCTGTTCCATCTCTTCAAAGATGTCGAAGGCAAACTCCAGCAGCTCCTCTTCGGTGATTTGATCGAAGATGGGATCGTCAAGAAGGGCATCGATATTAAATGCTTCAGACTTATTACCCCAGTTAGCAGCACCTTTCTGACGGCACTTGACCAGAGCACCAGAGGCATAAGCAGAAGGCCAAACATCGTATCTTGCTTTTACTTTCTTATAGCAAGCATCCTTCTTACCTTCCTCTTCTACCAGGTCACCTTCTGGTTCATGAGAGTTGACCTGCATTCCAGCAGCTTGCTTTGCCTTTCTCAAGTCTGCTGTACCACCACCAGTGGACAGGGGCAGGTTGCTATTGTTTGTAGCATTGTCAAGTGCTCTGTCTGCTGCTGGTTTAGCAAACTTCTTCATAAGATATGGAGCAGCTGCTAAAGCAGCACCACCAGCAATCACTGCTGGAGCAATCTCATCAACCTGTTCTACTTCTTCCTTGTAGTTGTCTCTTGCCTTCTCGTCACCCATCTTAGCAAATCTTTCTCTCTCCTTCTGAGAAGAGATAGCACTTACGATTCTGGCAGATTTTGTTTGTGCTTCTTCTTTCTTTTTGCCTTTAGAAGACAGAGAAGTACGTGCCAGGTTTCCAGCACGGCGATACATTGCTGTTTCTTTTTTCTTGTCAATGGGTTTGTAACCTTCTTCAACTTCGTACTCTACTTCTTCATTCTTTTCACCTTTCTCATAATCTGCTTTGGTGTAAGGTCTGAAATCATCTCTTCCACCACG